ACGCATGAAAAACATTCACAGCACCTATAAATATATATTAAGTTTTATTGTTAAATAAATCAATTCTAAAAAGAAAGGATAAGTATACTCAAAACAATAAAACTATCTATTAATGAGTATACAAGGAGCACATGGAAAAAACACTTAATCTAGGTGATAAAGACTATCGCCTGCACTCATCACTTTTTACAATCATTGATTATCGTAATGTATTTTCAACGGAGTTATTCAGTGATATTAAGAAACTAGAAAAGACTGGTAAAAAAGAAGAAGACTTATCCACAGTGATTGATACGATCTTTAGGATCATCTATGTACTTCATAGACCTTTTAGTAAGCAATCATACAATGACTTTTTGATGTCATTAGATTTTGGTTTATTAAGTAACCAGGATGAATTACAAAATCTGACAAATACGATAGGTGAAATGCTCGGGACATTTCAGAAAAGCACACCCTCACCCAGCAAATCAAAATAGTGCAGAAGAAAAAGACATCACAGCTAACATCATATTTAATCTTGCTCATTTAGGGTTATCAATTGAAGATACCAAGTCATTTGATCTAGAAACATACTTTTCAATCGTAGAACTAGAGAAGAATGTTATAAGTGGCAATAAATCAAGTAAAAGAGCTACACAACATGATATAGATGCTTTTTTGATATAGGTTTGTAATAATTGATTATTGGTGATAAAATATATTTGGATAAGTAATTGGATTTAAATTGAAAGAGGGGTGGATTCAAATGAGCACTAAGACCAAGAGTAAACAAGTACATGTTGTTCCTTCAGATAATGGTTGGAAAGTAGTAAGACCAAAGGCAAGTAGGGCTACAGGTGTGTATGGTAATAAAACTGAAGCTGTAAAAAGAGCACAAGGTTTAGCACAAAAAGAAGGTAGTTCTGTAGTTACCCATAGAAAAGATGGCAGAATTACAGGTGTTAAATCTTATGGCAAAAAGAAGTAAATGAAGAATAAAAATGTATTCATAAATTGTCCTTACGATAATGAATATAGACCTCTAATGCATCTACTTATCTATATGGTTTGCAAATTTGATCATAAACCTCAATTAGCAGGAATGTATGCTGATGTTGATGATAGAATGACTAAAATACTGAAAATGATTCAGGAGTCAGAAATTGGTATTCATGATATATCTTTAATGGAGTTTGATGGGAAAAATAATCTTGCTAGATTTAACATGCCATTTGAACTTGGAATAGATTATGCACATAAGAAATTTGTTAATGAGAATAACAAACTATTAATTATGGAAAAAGAGCCTTATTTATCAAAGAAAGCACTGTCTGATCTAAGTGGAAATGATATTGTTGCCCATAAAAATGATCCCGAGGAAGTTATAAAGAGTGTTAGAAATTTTTTTATAGGACTCTATAAATTAAAAAATATTAAATATCAAGCAGCAATTATGAATGAATATCAAACTGTTTTTGAATTTTGGCTTAGAGAAAAACTTACATCTTTAGGTTATCCTGAAAAGTATCTTTCAATGGATATTTCTATATCCGAGTTTGTTAGTTTTGTTGAAGATTTTTTTAAAGAAAATAGTGATATACTTATTAAAATTGATTAGCACATCTTAATGATGTGTTTTTTTATGCATTGGAGGTGGAAACATCGCAGAAACAGTAAAAGGACTCAATATCAAACTTAGCCTTGATGGTAGAGATCTAGAAAATGAGCTAAAAGACATTAAAAAGGATCTCAAAGAACAAAATAAAGATCTAAAAGCCATTAATGCTAATCTAAGGTATGATAGTTCTAATCTTGATTTATGGAAATCAAAACAAGATAAACTAAATAGTATTTTACAAACAACAAAGAAAAGACTAGATACACAAAATCTAGAACTTGAAAAAGCCAAAAAAGCAGTTCAGATTGGTGACATGAGTCAAGATGAGTTTAATAAGCTCAAGCGTAATGTCCAATACACAGAAGCTGAACTCGCAAAACTTAATGGCCAGTTAAGTAATACAAACAATAAAATAAAAGAATTAAGCAATGCCAAGTTTGATAAGATTGATAAACTTGGTTCAACATTGACTAAATCTGTAACGGTACCTATCTTAGGAGCCGTTTCTGCATTAACAGCATTTTCGGTAAAGACTGCTTATACTGCAGATGAGATTGGTGATACTGCAGAAAAGATTGGTTTGTCAGCTGAAGCCTTTCAAGAGTGGAATCACACCGCGACTATTTTAGGTGTCTCCACAGAAAGAATGGAACGAGCCTTTGTTAAGGTTAACGGTATCTTAGGTGATATCGCAACTGGTAACGGTGATAAGTTTGCTGATAGTTTAGGGTTAATTGGACTGACTGTTGATGACTTAAAAGGTAAAAATGCGGATGAAGCATTCTTGCTTATTAGAGATGCTTTAAGTAAAGTGGAAGATGAAGCAATAAGACTAGGTGTGGCAAATGATTTATTAAGTGAAAGAGTCGCAGCTGACATTATTCCGGTTTTATCTAAAGAAGCAGAAGTTATTAATGACTTAAGACAAGAAGCAAGAGAACTTGGTATTGTTACCAATGAACAAGCTGCGCAAGCTGGTGAGTTTACGGATGCACTTGATAGAACCAAACAAGCCTTATCTAGTTTAGGAGTCGATATTGCAAGCACACTCATGCCAGTGATTCAAAATCTCATTATCAAAGTTAGAGATGAAATGATACCAGTTGTTAAAGACTGGATTACAAGATGGAATAGTCTAGATTCAGATACAAAGAAAATGATCGCAACCCTCATAGGATTAGTTGCGGCTATTGGTCCAGTACTCGCCATTGTTGGTAAGATTGGACCGCTTTTAAATATTGTGGCCATGACGCTTAAAGGTGTGGGCTCTGCCGGGCTTTTTGCAGGTGCAGGTATAAACTTTGCCACCCTTGGTATAGGCGCGCTCATCGCCATTTTAGCCCTTGCTTTATTTCAAAGTGAAGAGTTTAGAGCACTTCTTGATAGACTGATGGAAACCTTCATGTTGTTGCTTCCTCCAATCATGATGATTGTTGATGCACTCCTTACTGCACTACAACCAATCCTTGATGTGATTATCGATTTAGTTGTTATGCTTGTCGATTTATTAGTGCCTATCTTAGATGTCTTACTCATGCCACTGATTATGCAAGTGACGATGTTTGCTGAAATATTAGAAGCACTAGCACCTTTGATTACTACTTTAGGTCAAGTCTTGCAAGCAATACTCGTTCCTGCTATAAAAGTCTTAAAGACAGTCTTAGATCCTATCTTAAAAGTCGTTCAAAAAATTATCGAGTTTATTCAGAAAATCTTTGAATGGATTGGTGAGTTACCTAAAAAGATAGGAGACTTTGGTGGAAAGGTAAAAAATATCTTTGGAAGTGTTACAGAAGGGATTAGTAACATTGCAACCAATGTCACTGATGGCATTAGTGATTTTGCAAGCAAAGCTGCAGATAAAGTTGGAGGCTTTTTTGGTAAGGTTGGAGGGTTCTTTAGTGATACATTTAACCTAAAAGGGTCTAGCCAAGTTACGAACAGTACAAACAATACTTCAACTACTGCTAATACAAACCATATCACAATCAATACAACATCGCCAACCTTTGATATTGATTCTATCAATCAAGCATTAGGAGGTAGTGTCATTTGATTAGAGCATTTTACTTAGAAAACGAATATGGTGAACTATACTTTTTCAACCATAAGAATCAAACGATTATAACCCAAGCCAGTGGTCTTGGGTTTTCTTTAGATATCAAGTATTTAGAGTACAATAAATATTTTGCAAAAACTGAAAGCAATCTCCCATTAACTGATATTACTGAAACACTGATATTTTTAAAAGGCTATCAAGGATATAAAGACTTTGTGGATTACTTATCACGTTCCAAAGATGCACTTAAGATGCATTATGAAACACCAGCATTTAAAGCCTATTGTTATGTGGACGTATTAAGTTTATCAAAAGGTGAGTTAGTCGCATCAACCATTCAAAGTCAAATAGTATTCAAAAAAGTATCCATGTGGTATAAGGAAAAAACCTTTGAGATTATCGCCAATGGGAATCAGTCTGGTAAAGTCTATCCATATAGTTATCCATACCATTATGAGAGTTCTTATCAAGGACTCATTCATATTAATAACCAAGGACTTGATGAAGCACCAATTAACATTGAAATCCATGGTGCTTTTTATCACCCTGAAGTGTCTATTTTAAAAAATGGCTATGTTATCTCAAAAATGAAACTTTATGTTGAGTCAGAGAGTGCATCACTAAGAATCATAGCTATACCGAGTAAACAAGAAATCACACTCGTAGAAAACGGTACTACACAAGATGTTTACGGTCTGCAGGACTTCCAAAAAGATAATTTTCTATTTGTGAATCATGGGAATTATGAGATTGAATTTAAACCAGGGGTTGCGACAGAGTCTTTATGTAAAGTAACCTTACTTGAAGGGTATATGGGTATTTAAGATGAAACTCATATTTCTTGATAGAAAAACCCTTCAATATAAAGACTATGCACCAGTTGGAAAAGAATATGAGATTAACCTTGATATGGTGATCATCCAGCGTTCAGTTTTTAAAGCCAATAAAACCAATATTCAAACAGCCATAGGCGATATCGTCATAGCTTCTAATGAACTATTTTCTTATATCGGTATTTTAGAAAGCATCGAACAAAAAGACGATCACTCAACGATCATTAAAGCGCTTGATTTTAGAGAGATATTTAATTTGGATATACCAGTTGCTAGTTTTACCGGTGATTTAATAGATTATTTATATCAAGTGATTCATACGCATTTTAAAGTGAATACTGACTCCATGCAAAACTTAGACTACTTGACTGTACAAAAAGATGCCAGTGTTTATGGGTCGCTCAGTTTTGAAGTAGATAAAATTGAAAGTATCTCAAAACTCTTTGAACTTGTTTCAAAGACCTATGGGATTAGTTTTCAAACAGAAGTAACCTACGTGAGAGGTCGAATAACAGGGATACTATTTGAGATAGTACACGTGAATGAAGGCTTGGTGATGAAGAGCAACTTTTCATCGATTTTAAATATCGAAACAAACGATTCATCCTCACAAGTCATCAATAAAATCATCTTTTATCCAAGAAGCGATAATGAAATCTATAATGACATTAAAACCTATTACTTGCTTACTAGTGGGAACATCACTGAAGATGCTAATCACGTAGATAGGTATCATTCAGTGATGGCAAAGTCATTTATCTATGCTGATAAAGAATTAGATACTTTAGAAACCAAAGCTAGAAGTGAAATGATGACCTCAAAACTTGATCACTATATCTCTTTTAATCTAGATCTAAACAATAAAGTCTTTAAACCCTTTATAAACTTTCATTTAGGGGATTATATATCATTCATTCATAAACATAAAACCTATGACACGGTTGTAACAGGTATCTTATTTAAAGATACACTTAAAGTCGCAAAAATAACCCTGGATGAATACCGGGTTAAGCTTACAGAAAAAATACAGCTTTTAAGTAAAGTAAAAACAACTACTTCAAGTAGTGTCACGATTACCAATACCAATTTAGATGGAGGTGAATTCTAATGGGAATTCAAAAAGTAACCTTTGAAAGTGGAAATGTTACCGCGAAAATTGATGCAGATTTGTATCACTTTTTTTATTCAAAGGACATCGGGATTCTAAAAGGATTAAAAAATGAGTGTCAAGTGACACTCGCAAATAACACATTAACGTTTCAAGACGGGTATGTATCCGTTTATGGCCGTATTATCTATATTGAAAACCAAACTACGATCGGTATTACACCTGATTCGAATAAGAATGGTTATGTGGTGCTTGGAGTTAATACAGCAATTAATGAAGTCAGTATTTATTTAAAAGAACAAACCAGTGGTTATCCTTCACTTGTTTTAACTAATTTACTAAAAACAGAAGGACTCTATGAATTTGTTTTATGTGCATATACAAAGACAACGACATCCGTATCGATTAATCAAACGTATGTAAGAAAAGTTATTTTAAATGATAAAGATAAAATTGCTGATTTAGAAACTAAACTGCTTGATAGATATAGACCAGTTAGAAAAAATCTAACCAAAGTATCAAACGGAGTTTATCAGTTTTTTAATACATCATCCGTTGAATTATCAGAATCACTGGTGTATGTACTGATTAACAATACAACGATTATTAGCTTTCCAGGAGATAGTTTATTTATTCATGTCGGATCAAATAGAAATATCAGTTATAGATATGCTGGAGCTGATTATACATTAAGTGTTGTTTATGAACAAGGCACGGTTACCTTAAGCTGTGGGAATACAACGCATAACATTACATCAGCATATTTAAAAAAATAGGAGGAAGTTATGGCAACAATACAAATTAAAAGAAGAACATCTGCAGGAACAGGACCCCTTACCGGTACAACTGGGGTAGTGAAAGCAGGAGAACCACAAGTAGATTTTAATGGTGAGCATTTATATATTGCGAAAGCAGATAAAACAGCGTCAAGCTCAGTGCCTTTAGCAGATAGTGATTATTTAAAAATACCATCAGCTGGAAAAGTTGACGATCAAATTGATACAAAGATTACAGCCCTTGGTTTAGGGAGTGCAGCAACCAAAAACACAGGAACAGGAAATGGCAACATTCCAATTCTAAATTCAAGTGGGAAGTTAGCAGATAGCGTTGTGCCTAAAATTGCGATGACCAATACCTTTGTTGTGGCAAGTCAAACAGCCATGCTTGGTTTATCCACAGCACAAGAAGGTGATGTTGCAGTCCGTACTGATTTAAATAAATCATTCATCTTAAAAGCTGCACCTTATTCAACTTTGGCTAACTGGCAAGAGCTCTTAACACCAACAGACTCAGTCACAAGTGTTAACGGATCAACTGGTGCAGTTACGGTTACACTTGCTGATTTAGGTGGGGTTGCAGGATCTACTTATAACACACACGTTTCAAGTAATCTTCACTTAACCACTGAACAAAGAACAAAACTAGCCAATGCGAAAATATCAACCATTATTACTGCAGAAGGTATGGCGCTTGCTTCTAGTGAAACAAACTATGATTCAACAGTACTTACTAATGCATTAAAATATTTTCCAGTTGTTGATACAGGCTATACACCAACAAAAATTAAATATAAATTAGGTATCGATTCATCAAAGGTATTAACGCCTTCATCAGTGATTGATGGTGGTACTTATTAATGGCCATAATTAGAGTCAAAAGAGGTAGCACTGTACCAACCACTTCAAAGTTATCTTATCTTGGTGAACTTGCTTTTGATTATGGGTCTAATGCTTTATATGCTAGAGGACCATCATCGGTTGTAAAAATTGGTGGTGAAATGGAAGTTGTCTATTTTTATGAAGGCTATGGTTATAGTCATACTTTGTCATATGCCTTTGATCCAAACTATATTTATAAAGTTCATATCATATCATCGACCCAAGGTAGTTCAGCTGATGTATCAGATACATATATCTATTATAGAACCAGTGCATTATCAAATTTACAAGGATCCTATATTGCCCATCATGTAAATACTGAAGATAGTACGCATACAACAAGGGTAGGCAAAAACTCAACCGTTCATTACATCGAAGATAGTTATGCGAGTGGTCCAGTTATATCAAGTGGAGTTACAAAAGTTATTGACTTTGAGATATCACCAACCTTTAAAAGTAGCTATCTAGACACTCAACAATGGGTTGCTTATGGAAAAAGTATCGCAACCTTGTCTGGGCAAAGTGATGGCTCGATTAAGCTCGCTGATTTTGTGCATTCGTTTCATGGTGACTTAGGATCACTGTATATTAATACAGGACTTAACATTGGATCACCTGATTCAATATCCATTACCCTTTATAGAATAAAAAGAAAGTAGGCAGTTATGGCAATTATTAGAGAATTAGAAACAAAGTTTGGTATCAAGGCTTCATATCATAGAATTACAGCTTTTAATATCAGTTACTCACATAAGAAAATTAGCTTATGTGTCGCAACTTATATATCAAAAGAAGCAAGAGCGAACTTTAATCAACCAGTAGAAGAAATCGACATTGAAATACCTTTCGGTGATTTTACAAGTTTCTTAAATGTAAATCCCATTGAAAGAGGGTATTTATGGTTAAAAGACAATGTCATTGGTTTTGAAGATGCCCTAGATGACTTTGATGTCTTAGAACCAGTGATAGAACCGGTCTTAGAAGATGAACTTGATTCTAGCCAAAATTAAAGGGATATTTCCCTATCATAAAATCTTATTAGCTTATTATAGTGGTTCAATCGCTTATGGCATCAATGATGAAGATAGTGATACCGATGTCACTGTTGTTTTAGATGGTTTTAGAGATAATATCCACTTGAACTTAGGGCAAGTGGATTTGTTTATCTTTTCAAAAGAAAGGTTTTTATCAAGACATCGCTTTGATGAAACAATTACTGCCTATCATAGATCATCTACTGATACCTTCTTGAGTTTAAAAAGAACGCTCATCCATATGGATCCTGATTTTAAAGAAATGGTCGATAAATTATTAAACATCAATCATAAAGAGTTTTTATTTAAATCATTAGAAGCCCAACTTGAATACGGGAAATCAAGATATGAAGTCACTAAAGCATTTAAATCTCATTATCATTTCTTTAGATATAGAGGGATCATTGAACACTATGAAAAGACTGGTAAGTTTGAACTCATTTGTCCTGAACCATGGTATACCTATATGATCGATTACAAAAAGAACTGGGACAATATCAAGGGTAGTAAGTATTATGAGTTATTAGAAGAATCAATTGTATTTATAGAAAACTATATAGAAGGGATGAAGCGGGTTGAATTGGGATAATTTACTTATGTTTTTTAGAATGGAAAATTTGATCTATTGGATCGTCACCATGGTTGTAGTAATTCTTACAACGATAAAACAATTCAATAGACAAGAAAAAAAGAGCAAGACTAACAATGATGAAATATTAAATAACTTACAAAAGATAGATCGTCAGAACGTTAAAATGCTTAATCTACTTGAGATGCACTCACAAGACATACGTTCTTTAAAGAAGGATGTCAATGTGCTAGAACACCGTGTATCAAGATTAGAAGATTCACAAGTCAATATATATAAACGTCTAGGAGGACAAAAAAATGACAATACTTGAAATCATACTGTTAATACTTAACATTGCGTTAGCTTCACTTTATATCACAGCAAAGCTCAAAGATAATAAGAACCTAGCATCGATTGTTAAAGAAGTAAAAGAGGATATTAATTTATCTTCTGAAGCGGTATCTGATTTAGTATCTAAAGCGAAAGATATCGTCTTTGATGAGACAGTTCAAAAAACGATTAAAGAATTTATCATGATTGTAGAGGAAAAAAATCAACTAGCTAAAAGCAAAGGTGAGACCTATCTTACTGGTGATGATAAGAAGCATGCAGTTATTGGTAGACTAAGTGAATGGATATCTAACTTAACAGGGTCTACTGAAAGAGCCGTGCACTTTGTTGAAGATAATCAAAGTAAGATTGAATCCATTATTGATGAGTACATTTCATTCAGTAATAAAATGCATGGAAAATCTAGTTTATCTGAAGCAGAAAGAATTATTGCAGAAAAGTTAAGAAATACTAATGATTAATACTTGCTATAACACCTTTATTTAGGTAACATGTGAAATAACCAAAACAAGGAGGAAAGTATGTTAAATCAAGTTATATTAGTAGGTAGAGTGAAAAG